CGAAGTAAAGAGGCGCAACGCTTTGTTAATCAATAATTTACATCGTTTAAATAAATCAGCATAAATACATAAAGTCGGAGTAAAACATAAACACAAATCTTAATTCATTGAATAACAGTCAATTAGAATTATAAAACACAATCGTACTAAGATTGTAAAAACGCAATGAACCATGCAGATCAAACCACAAAACGAGTTAAGTTTATACGTAACGTATTGAAAATCAAGTTATAAAAGTCAAAACGTTTAGGAAATGAAATTCAAAAAAAGAGGCCCCGTACCTCGAAAAAAGCGTTTTCCTTTTGAGATGCAAGGCCGGCATACGGGGTGATTATACTGAGATATAACACACACTCACTATATTACAAAACCTCTCAAACCCCTTAAAAACAAAGGGAAATTTAAAATTTAACACAAAATAAATAATAAAACGCAATGTTTATTCGTTACAAGTTCATTACATTTGCATCGTACAATAGTTACATAGATGTTACATAAACGTTACTGCTGTGTATTATAAAGAAACAATCAAAATGGCAAAGAGAGAAGTAATGATGCTTTACGGTGAGAAAACGGTTCAAGTGAACTATCGGGTTCCGGAAAGTAAAAAAGACGAAATAGACGCAAAGATTAAAGGTGTGTTGAAAGGATATGAGAATCTTAAACGAGTAGAAATTGATGTTCGAGAAAGTGAGCAAAAAGTTTTAAAAGATTTAGCTTCTTACAAGCCTGTTAAAATTGTTTTAGATAATCCGAGTTGGAAACCTAAATCTGATATTGACGAACTTGCCGACGAAATGATTACTCAAAACATGAGTTCTAAGATTGACAAAATGCTTGAAAAAAAATCGAATCCTGCGGATATTAAATTTTTAGAAACGACGGACGACGCTTATGATGGCAATAAAGTATTGTCATTGTTAAGTGATGAAGCTGGGCAATTTGTAAAATTATCTCCTGAAAAAATCGAAGAATTGCGTATCAAGGAAAATCTATCTCAGGAAATAAAAAAAGGTGCTTCTGCGAAGAAAGTAGTTGATATGGATATGCTTCGAGATATTGCTGCGGGTAAAGGTCTAAAAACTTCATCGTTTACTACGGTTAAAAAGCCGATTGACGAGATTTACGATTGCATTATTGTAGAAAAAGGTATTCCGGCAGAATCAGATCGTATTTATTACGGGGCTAATAACAGAATAGCTTTTTGGGACCGAGATGATGCCTCTGTTTATTACGCAAATTGGGAAAATAAATACTATCAATTCGCCAATTCAAAGGAGTTCAATAAATTCTGTAAGGAAAATCAAATAAAATAGTCATGGATAAAGCAAGTAGAAACAAAAGGAATCAAGAAGTTTTAAGATTGTATAATTCTGACAATTCATATCGCGCAATAGCGAAGATAGTTGGTTTGAGTAAAACCGCCGTTCATAAAATCATTCACAAAGTTATAGACTTTGGAGTTTCTGAAAACAATTCCGGAATAAATGTACCTTCATTGCGCGATTTAGCCGACAGATACCAAGACTTCTTTAATTTTTTAAATCAAGAACACAATTTGATTTTGACTATCAGCGAAATGGACGAGATTATTTCCGAAGTCGGCAAATTTAAAAATCAATTCGCAAAATGAAACTTGAAAGCTACGTTAGTCTTGGATTTTTGTTTGGACTCCTTGTTATTGGGGCAATTCGGCTAATTATAGACAGCAGAAAGCTGATAAAAAGAAAGCGAGTAAGCAAAGAAGCGCTTGCTAGAAAGAACAGAGGTAGAAGTTATACTGAAAACGAATTTTAAATTTGCCAATTATGCAAGATCCAAAAAAATACGCAGAAGAATTAGTAGAGAAGATGCGACTATCTAGCTTAAAAATGAGCAAGAAGGACGCTGTGAATTGTGCTTTGATAAGTATTCAAAACACCATTGACTACATTCAAGGATTTGGTAGTGGAATGAGTACTTATATTCAAGAACTTGAGCAAGTCAAAACCGAACTCGAAAAATTGTAATTTATGATTTCACCAGGCCAATTTGTCAACGCCATAGAATCCATAAGACTGCAGCGATACGAAGATAAAAAAAATGGAGAGTTACTTCAAGAGGCTTTTTTACTTAACGAATTTCCGATATTTGATAATTCTAAAGTGATTAATGCAGTAATAGATTTACTTTCTTTTTGGTTTGATAAGGAGGAATTGGTTGAATATTGCTTCATTCGCGAATTTGGAAAAATTGGGCCAGAATCTGAATGGGAAACACCGATTGAATTGTACTCACGCCTTAAAAATAAATTATGATACACCCTATTACTTTAAACTGCCTTTGGGTTCCAGACGATGTGGCTGAAGAATCTGAATTGACAAATCAGCCAATTTCCGACGATGATATTGTAGAAAAAGAAATTACGTTTTACGTTATTGAACACGTGAGATTTAATTCCGATCATAACTGCACTATCGTTTCTGGTGGATTTGAACATTTAGTAAATGAAACATACGACTCGGTAAATGCAAAAATTGCAGAAAGAATGACTTTTAAATTTAATTAGAAATGGCAGAAGATAAAAGAAAATACAACGGACGAAAAGCGGGAACCACTAAAAACAAAATTCAAGGTAAATTTGCTGAGAAAAAAGACACTTTTGGAAGCGCCAAAGAGAAAAGAAATAAATTTCAGACCGAGTCAATGGAAGAATTTCTTAAAATTCGAGAAGGAGAAACTTTTGACCAATGGAACAAGCGTACTTCTCCAAAAAGAATCCATGGCGTTAATAAATCCAACAATTTAAAAATTGCTAAACGCGGAAAAGTAGTTATCGATAGAGAGCGACTAAAAGGAATGGCCAAAGAAAAGCAAGTTCGTATTCGCCACAAATTCATTGAACGCCCTTATGACTTTTTGGAAAACTATGCTTTTATCATGCGTTGGGCAAGTATCAGGTATAATATTTCAAAAGACGACATCGAGATTGCTTTTTTCTTCTACGGCAAAGGAATGTTCACAAAAGACGAATTTACTCGTGTATGCGTTCAATTAGGAACCGTAAGAGGCGTTTGGGCGAGATTTGTCAATAAGCCTTACATTACACCTGCGGTATTAGTAACCAAAGATAATGTAGTCAAAGAAATGGAGTATTACCAACTTACTGCGGAGTTTTCTAGATTATTATTAGCGGTTTATGGCGGATTGTCTAAAGTAAATAAGCTAACTTTGACAATTAGATCATCGGCTCAATACAAAAGAAACGTAGTCCATAAGGAATTGAATGATTTTTTAGAACAGCTAAATCGAGAAGTAGACCAAACGATAAAAGGGGAATTGACTCCTTATTTTAAAAAGGAAACTGAAATTTAATTTAAAAAGCCGATTGCAAGGTTAAGTGCTAGAATTATTATGAACAAAAGTGAATTAATCAAATCTGTTGCTCAAGAAACAGGAGTAACTCAAGAAGTGGCGAAAAAAGTTGTAAATGCTACTTTCGAAACTATTGAAAAAGCAACTATGGCTGAAGGTCGAGTTCAAATTGCCGAATTTGGCGTATTTAAGAAACATGAATCCGCTGCGAGAGAAGGTCGAAATCCATCGACCGGTGCGCCAATTCAAATTCCGGCAAAAACCACGATGAAGTTTAAACCATCACAGTCGTAAATAGAACATTATTAGAAACTAAAAACCCGATGCTAATGTATCGGGTTTTTTTATTATTGTTTTTCTTGAAAATTCTTAGCTTCTTCTGAATTTACATATTGTTCAACCTCAGGCTCTCTAATTGAAACTGAACAATAGGAAAGTACCTTTGTCAAAAAAGGAATCAACAAACTCTCGTGCAAATCTATGTCTTGCAAATCACTCGCGCTTGGATTGTAAATTGGATTTCCTGCAACCAATGTAAAGCTCCATTTCGGAGCCTTCGGAGTTCGCAAATAGAAAAGCTCTAAGAAATAATCGTTTGGCACTAAAGGAAACGTTTTGAACTTATTTCCAATTTTCTCATAAACAGGAAACATTAAACTTGGCTTGGTCATGTCTGAATTTATCAGCACGTTCAATTGGCGTTTTGACACTAATTCAACATCGACTTTCTTTTTTGTGGTATTATCTACCAATGACAAATTTTCGACACGGTACAAATTGTTATTTGTAAACGACCACGTTTCGGTTGCTGAATCAAAAATAAATTCACCTGCTGCCGAATAGGTTGCGAAATAATCGATTTGCTCCTGAATTTTTTTTGGAATGTCAGCATATTCAGATCCCGTCAATCGTTTATTTTGCTTATTGACAAACTGATTGTACTGAAAGAACAGATTTTCATAAATATCTCGTTGTGCAAGATTACAGAAAATGTCAAGTTCTGACGTTCCAATGTAGCCGAGATTGCTTTTGTTCATTATAAACAAAACCGAATTTCGTATAAAATTAACTGAAATCATATCTATAAATTTTATGTAAAGATAAAAATGTTTTTGATTATATTTGTTCTTTAATTTAAATCTAAATAAAATGAAAGTAATACACGCTAATTTTGATGGTTCTGACGCAAAAGAAATAGAACTTTCCGAAAACGAAATAAAAATAAGAGAGCATTTATGCTCTATTTTTGAATTGTTAGGACCAGACGACAACTTACTTCCGCAAACATTTTCTACACGAGGTTATCAAATCATTATACGTAAAGAATAAAAAAAGCACCTATAAAAATAAGTGCTTCAATTTTATGCTTGAATTTCCTAATTAATCAATCAGAACGAGGTCCGCGTACATTAAGGTCGTGTACTCAACAGCCCCTCTAGTAAGCGGATTTGCTTTGAATTTATCGTAAATTACGGTATCTCCGAGTTTTACATCATCTTTCGGGCACTCAGTCCCCAACGAAACCACAATTCCTTTACGATACTTCTCGTTTTTGTCAACACTAGAGGAAATATTCAATCCGCTTGCTGTTTCATTGACGTTTTCGATTTCTTTTAGCACGACTACGAAATTAAGCGCTTTTCCTTTAAAACTTTCTACGATTTTTTTAGTTTCTGCGTCCATTAAATCATTCTTTTATTGGTTAATACCGCATCGGTCATAAGCATTGTATTACTTGCGGAAACGGCATTAATCAATGCGTGTTTAATTGCTTTTGTCGAATCTACAATACCTGCGTCAAACATATCGGTTGTTTTATATTCTTTTACATCGTAACCGTTCGGATACTCACCAATGGCGTATTCAATTGCTTTTAAACTTGCATTTTCCATGAGTTTATTGAATGGAGTTTTGCAAACAGTTTCGCAAATACTTCCAATATCTAACGTCGAAGCACTTAATAACGCAACTCCACCGCCGGCAAGTACGCCTTCTTCTTTTGCAGAACGAACGGCAGATACACTATCGTCAACGCGCGCGATTTTTTCTTTCAATTCACTTTCGATAATTGATCCGACTTTGATAATTGAAACACCGCCTACCAATTTAGCAATTCTTTCACGCAAATACTTTTCTTCAACTTGGCTTTTGGTAGTTTCAATCGTTTCTTTTATCTCGGCAATTTTCCCATCGACAATTTTTTGAATGTAATCGTTTTTTACAGGAGTGATAATAGTATCGGCTTTCCCAATTACAATTTTCTCACATTCGCCAATAAATTCACCTTCTCTACCTTCAAAATTATCGCCCGACAAAGTAGTAATTGCTTGCGTTCCTAAAATACAAGCAAGGTCATTGATAAAATCAAGTCTTTTCTTACCAACGCCAGGAGCGTGAACAACACAAAATGGAACGCCTTTCTGAACTACGTTTTGAAGCACAACATCTTTGACAGCAGGCGCACAATCGGCAATTATCACAAGCGGTCTTTTATTGTCGTGTGCGTACTGCATAAACGGCAATATTTGTTTCACGGTTTTAAATTCAATTGTAGAACAAACCACAAGCGGGTTTTCGTCAAAAACACAAGTTCGGTCAGAAAAAACATTCACAAATCTTTCTTCAACATAACCGGATTCAACAAGTGTACCATCGATAAATTCTAAGTAAGATTCATCAGTATTACTTCGCGCGTGAGATACAGAGCCATCTGCACCAGCTTTAATGTAAGCATCTGAAACAATTTTGGCAATTTCCACATCGCCATTGGCAGAAGTCAAAGCTACATCGTAAATTAATTTATCGGTAATTGGAGTTGAGATTTTGTCTAAATGCTCTAGGATTAAATCTCGAGATTTTTCAATTTCTCGCTTTACGTCAATTGGCGATTTTCCATTTTTTACAGCCTCAACGGAATTTTTGAAAAACGCATAAAGCAGAATTACCGTGTTTGTAGTTGAATCACCTGAGAATTTCATAGTTTTCGCGCTTGCTTCTTTGGCAATTTCCAAAGCAATATTTTCTACGGGGTTTTCCAAGAAAATTGATTGAAGTGTATCGTACCCGTCTTTTGTCGGTTCGGCGTTACCATAGTCAGATTCGATAAGAACCGTTCTCCCACGATAACCGTAAGTAGAAGAAACTACGTCATGAGCCTTTTTAAGCCCCGATAATAATAAGTTTTTAGCCTCATCTCCTGAGATAATGTCTTTTAAAATTCTTTCACCCATAATTTAGATTTTGATTAAAATTAAAGGACAAATTTACCATTTTGCAATTTCATAACCAAATATTTATCCACTATCAATTTTAATTATTACTTTTGTTGAAGCGATAAATAAAAATAATGTTTAAGTAAAAAAATATAAAATGGCAAAGTGGGATTTTAAAATAGTTGGAGCTTCTTTTGTTAAAGAACTGGTTCCTATTGCGGATGATGTTCAGCCTCGTTCACAATCATTTATGCAACCTAGCTTTCATTTAGAGGGCGGTAAAATCGTAATGAAGGAAAGCGGTCAGTATGTAACGGCGATTTATTTTCCTCAAATTGGCGAAATTGACGGAGTAGCGCCTACAGATATTGAAGATGCCAACGCAAAACTTTTGACTTTAGTTGAAAATTTTAATGGGGGTGGAGGGACACCCCCAAACTTAGGAGAAGTTTTAACGCAAGGGAATAGAGCCCCACTTGCTGTTAACGCAAATAGAGTATTTACTTTAGAGGACAGAACAAAAAATCTTTATTCTTTATTTGACTTATCTACTACTGTAAGCCTAACTTTAAATAACAGTGTCGCTTATGATTTAGGAGATGTTCTTAAAATTCAACACTATGTTGGAGTAGACGGTTCTGAGGCTTCAACAATGAATCTTGTTTTTGACTCTGTGACAGTATTTTACGGAAACGACTTGATAACTAGCTTTTCAATTCCTTATGGTGCAGTTGCATATTTAGAAAAAATATTACCTTCTACTTGGACTTTGAGTTATAAATTAGCACAAGATATAGGCGGTTCTGCTCAAAATTCAATGACACCATCTACAACGCTTGCCCCTACTGTATCGGCAGTATTAACGGAATACGATATGATTACTGGACTTACATTTTCAGGTGTTTTTGGTCTTGACAAAAAAGGTGGGCGGTCTTATTTACCATATACTCAAACAGGTGTTTTGCCTCTTTCGATTGGAGCATCGCCGATAGCAGGTGGTTTTGCAGTATTAAGATTCACGGCTAATGGTTCTGCAATATCTGGATTTAGCGGTTGGAAGTTATTGAGTAGCGATGATATTACGCCTACAAACGGGGTAGTTCATCGAGTGATAGTGTACCAATATGAAGATGAGATTTGGTATTCAGTAAAATTAAATTAATCAAAATTATATATGGATAAAGGAATTATTTTAGCGCAAATGATGGGAGGCTTGAACCTAAGTCAATTCATGGATTTAATCAATCTGCAATCAAAAGACACAAGTCAGTTCACATTAGTAAGTACAAAAATTAGTAGTTGGAATGATGGTATTTCAGCATGGGTACAAGCCACTGATGCAAACAGACCTACATTAACAAGCGGTGTGCCTTTATTCGATGGAAATGACCAATTAGTAAGAAGTGCAGAAGTTTCAGCCACAGTATTTTCTTTATATTTTATATTTAAAGATACGGGCACAATCGGAAAGATATTTTTAGGAGCACAATCCGCAAGTGATTATATGATTCATAATATGCCAGCTAGTGCTTATGATGCAATTGCAATGAATGTCGGAGGTTTTAATAAACAAACATGGCGCGCTGGACTTACGGGAAATCGTTATAGTATTTTATCTATTCGCAGAAACGGAAACACATTAACGGCTAAAATAAACGATAGAACATTAATTTCGACGGCTAGTACTTTTGCAGGGCAAGCCACATTAATTGCTAGATTAATGAGTTATACGGGGGCTGGATTTTTCATGACGGGCGGTGTAAAAGCATTGTGTATGAGTTCATCTTATTTAAGCGACATTGATAATCAAAAGGTAATCAATAAATTATACACAGATTACAATATGGCTTCAGATAATGCTCCTGAATGTGTTATGGGTTTTGGCGATAGCAACACGGTTGGAACTGGTTCAATTTCTTATTTAGTTTCGCTAGGTGCGTCTTTAGGGGTTGCTGATGCAAATGTAGGTATAAGCGGTTCTCGTTTAACTACGTTAGATACTAATTCGGGAATTGCAAGGTATCAAGCGCAATTAATTACTAGACCATACACCGATTACATTGTGATTCAGTATGGAACAAATGATATTTTAGGAAGTATTGCTCCAGCTGTTTATGCAAGTGCCTTAAATACTATTGTTGCAGATTTAATCGCTCACGGGCAAAATCCTGATAGAATATGTTTGTGTTCAAATCCATACCAACGTTCAGGAGCAAACGCCACGGCTTTAGATAATTACCGAACTGAAATATTAGCTATCGCAACTTTATACGGCACGAAATATTACGACTTTTTGCAATACATGAGAGATAACGGCGGAGATTCGTTATTGATTACAGCAGATAATATACACGTTACGCAAACAGCCCAAAATGCTATGTCCGCTGGCGTTTATACAGCTTTTACAACTTAATTTAAAACCTTTAGAAGATGAAACTACAAACCTTAATTAAAATAGCTTACAACGTTGCTCATTCGCTAATAATCATTCTTATCATATTTGATATAGTTGAAATGATTGGTTGTGATTCGTTTCCTAAAGAAGAATTGCCGTTCTTTTTCGGTATTGGCGGATTTGGCGTAGGAATTGGGTTAGGCGGAATTTGGGAATTTGGCGTTGAAGAAAATTTCCTAAGGATGCCATCAAGCAAAGGAGATTTAACCAATATGACTGTATGCGGTTTTCTTGCTGGTATTTTAGCTATTTACATTCAACCAAACGTTACTTTCTTGTGGGTTTCAAGTATTATATCAGCAATTTTCGTAATTTGGTATATTGCAAAAATGCACCAAACAAAACACGAAAGACCAAAAATCAACTATTAAAAAACAAAACCATGACAATCAAACTAGAATTACCATGCGTTGACTTAAAGGTAGAATTACCTAAAGAGTTGTTGGACTTCAACGAAGACCAATTAAAATTTATCAAAGATTTTGAAATCCAAGCCGAAAGTGCGGGAGTAAAATTATATGGTCAAATCGGATTGCCAAAACCAAGATGAAAAAAGCGCACAAAATAGTATCTAATTTACCCTATGTAATAATAGGGTATTGGATATTTTTTTACATTATAGGCAAAACTGAATTTTATCATAAGTATATGCTTTTAATGGATGATTTAGATTTTATACCTGTTTGCGTTAGTGTTTTCCATTTCTTTCTGAATTTAGTGTTTAAATGGACAGAATATAACTCAAGCAAAAAAGTTTTAATTTGCACCATCGTAATGATTTGCGGACTGTATAAATTAAGATACTCTGTTTCGGATTCAATCTATTGGAATTTATATTTACACATATTATTTGGAGGCATTATAATAGCATTATTCACATATTTTTATACAAGCAGAAAATGAATTTTTTTATAGATAATTGGTTGACAATAATGGGGTTTTTGTCTGCTCCAATAATGTGGTTTCTGGGCGGAAAGCAAGCTAAAAATCAAGAACTAAAAAGAGGTGATGTGGAAATTGAAAGCGCAGAAATTGATTATGCAGTTAAAGTGCGGGGGCTTTACGAAAGCTTATTAGAACAAGCTAATAAAGATAAGGATTCTTTAATGGTTGACCGAGATACTATTATTGAAGAATTTAAAGCCGAAAAAGAATATTTTAGAAGTCAAATAGATGATCTTAGAAAGCAAGCTGGCATAATGCAAGAGCAGTTCAATAACATTCAATTGGCATACTCAAAGGAAGTTGAACAGTCCCAAAATTGGGAAAAATTACACCGTGAGTTATTAGAAAAATACAATGAACTTGAAAGTAAACACGAAGAACTAAACCGACTTTATGCTAAATTAAAACTAGATTTTGACAATCATAAAAAACAAAAATAATGAGTAAAATACTTGAAATTGCTAGTAAAGAAGTTGGACAAGGGGAAGTTCCGTTAAACTCAAATAAAACCAAATACGGTAAATGGTTTGGATTCGACGGCGTGGCATGGTGCGGAATGTTTGTAAGTTGGTGTTATGCTATGGCAGGAACTCCATTACCAAACATTGGCTTTTCAAAAGGTTTCGCTGGATGTCAAACAGCAGTAGCTTATTTTTTAAAAATGAAGTTGACTACTAAAAATCCGGTACCTGGTGATATTGTTTTTTTTGATTGGAACTTAGATAAACGATATGATCATACAGGTTTGTTTTCTAAATGGATTGTTGCTGGAAAACAATTTGAAACGATTGAAGGAAATACGGCAGTCGGTAACGATTCAAACGGAGGTCAAGTAATGCGTAGAGTTAGAAATGTAACTGCGGGAACTTTATTTGTTCATCCTAAAATTTAATTTATGAAAAATCTATTTTTATTACTCGCTTTTCTATTGTTTTCTTGTGGCGCAAAAACCTTAAATAAAGAACAAACAGTCATCGACAGCACCGCTACTGAGGTTGCTGTAGTTAAAACCGATAGCGCTTCGATTGAAACAAAGGAAACCAATTTTGATGTAGAAACTACAGAAATTATTATTGAGCCAGTTGATACTACAAAGCCAATTGAAGTCACCAATAAAAAAGGCGAGGTTACTAAATACAAAAACGCTAGATTAAGCCATAAAAAGAGAACCGACAATACAATTGTTATTCAAGATAAAATTATTTCTAAAATCGTGGTAGATAGTGTTGCTAATGAGATTGAAGTCAACAAAGTCGAGAATAAAAAAGTGGTGTATAAAGAACAATTCAATTGGTCAACATTTGTACTGTCTTTTTGGTGGCTTTGGATTTTAATTATTATTGCTGCTTATATTTCTTGGAAGTTATACAAAAAGCAAAATCCATTTTCATTCATTAAATTTCCAATCGTATGAGAATCTCGACTGTAATGGCAATTAAAAAGCCGTCAGCAATTACCGTTAGGCACTATGAAGGTGCAATTGTAAACATTTATTCAGATAAAGTTATCAAGCATACGGAAGCTGGTGATTTTGAAATTGGTCAATTTAGATTAAAATACCAAAATAAAGTCCCCAAAGAATACACAAAAACAATTAATTTTGAAGACAAACTTAACCATTAAATAAAGAAGCAATGACAAAGATAAAAAACACCGTTGCATACGTTATCAAAACGCCATTGGCTCTTACTGATTACGCAATTGGTACAAATTCAGAAGATAACGGAGTTGGTATGGCAAAAGGACAATCTATTTCTATGCAAATGGTAGATATTAGAAATGTCGTTATAGCAGGACTTTCTCCCGAAATTGGCGGAACCTTAAAAATTACCGAATTGGCATATGAAGGAGTGCTAACTTCGCCTGCTGATGTAGCAAATAATTTAGATCCTGTTTACATAGTTTCTCAATACGAGTTTTTGATGTTTAATGTTAATGGCAATAAATATCTTTTAAAACTTCAAGATGTAACTATTGGAGATGGAGAGCCAGATATTGATGATTCCGATTTTATCACTATTGTCGCAATCAAAAATTTAGGCGACGGAACGGCTCTTATGACCGGTTATAATGCCGACGGCGAAATTGAATTCCGAAGTTTAAAATCAACCGGACTTGATATTACAGTATCTTCAGGAAACATTGTAATTGAAAGCAAAGCCGGAACAAGTGTTGGAGATGCCGGCGTTGATGTTTACAAAGGACTGAACGCAACTACTAAGTTGCACGAAATTAGAAAAGCAAAGTCGGTAGGATTTGACGTTACTATTGATGGAGATTCTGTAAAATATGAAAGTAAAGCAGGGGCAAATGTCGGAGCTTCCGGGCAAGGAGTTTACAAAGGACTGAACGCAACTACCAAAATTCACGAATTCTACAAATTCTTATTTCCTGATTTTGACGTAAATCTTGCAAGTGATATAATAACCGTTTCTTTACCAGCCGACCCTTCAGACGTTAAATTTTATGTAAATGCAAATTATCAAGGCGGTGATTCTAACGGCTCCCTAGCGAGACCTTATGTAACTTTAAAAGAAGCATACGATCGATATATTGGAACCGGTGATGTTGCTTCGCCTCAATTTGCCACTGTAGGAACAATAGAATTGCTAAGCGATGTTCAAACCGGACAAACAGGAGACCCAGACGAAATAGGTTATTTATCTGCAAATTCCCTTAGAATAAAAGGAAATGGGTATAGAATAACTTACAGAGGCACTCAGGAATACTTTATCTCGACCGCGTATTTAATTACGCAAGTAGGACTTGATGGTAGCAATGCATTAAACCAAAATATCTCTATGAGTTTTGAGGATTTGACAATTACCTCTAACACAGTTCACGAAATAGTTGAGCATAAGAATTATACAAGTCCGTCAATTGCTACTTCCCAAAACACTTGCGGAATGACCTTTACAAATTGCGTTTTAGAAGACAAGGCTTACCTAAAAGAATTAGGAAGCTATACCACGCTTGCGGGAGTAACTGTTTTTGGTGTTCCCGTTAAGTATCAAACCGCATTGGCTTCGGATAAATACCTTGTCAGGAATGAAGATGTGAATTGGACCGGAGAAGGAAATTTAATTCTTGAAAATGTATCAATAAAAGCATCTTCTTCAACAGCTATTTACGCCAAAAACACAAAATGCTTTTGGAAAAATGTAGAGATAAACTTCAATCCGTTTTTCGTAAATTCAGGAGGTATCGTTTCAACAAAATGCACACCTAAAAATGATGTTTTTAGTGTTTTCATTGAAGGAACGGTAATTAGTCAAAACTATTTCAGAATTGAAAACTTTAGCTCACAAGTGCAATATGGTGTATACAATTCTCAACAAGCTGGTGGTCAAGGCGCTATTATAAAAACATTAAACAATTGCTTTGTTGAGATATTCAAAGGATTTGTTTACTCTGAAACACTAACAAATGTGTTTTTAATTAGCAAAGATACAGCCATGTCGGCAGTAGATTTTGATGCTTCAAACATCATTTCGTTAGACGCTACTTATGGTGCGTTTAAATTATCTGGAACTGCGCCGGTATCTCAAATGTCAATAAATATTAGCAATAGTGTTTTCAAAAACGTATTTTTGATTAATGCTAATGTGAACTACATAAAGCCTTTTGCTACAACAGCAATTGTAAATACAGCACAGTATACGTCTTTAAATGACTATCCCGATGATACTGCGGCAAAAGCGGGAGGTTTAATTGTAGGTAATATTTATTACGATACCACAAATAATTGCATGAAAAAAGTTGAATAAAAATCTAAATCAAAATGGGTCAAAAAATAAGAAAATTGTCAATTGGCGCGGAAGTAAAAGACCGTTTTCATTATGTAGTAAATGATGAAAAAGCGGTTTACCCCGTGACAATAAACGGAAAATTAGAAAGATTTAATCTTGCTCAAATAGTTGAGTGCGAAAATCATTATCAACTTTGGCTGAAAAAAGGTGATGAAATATTCCATTGGAAAGATGAGCCTAAAAACAATATTGTCACGCCTGAATATTTTCTTGACTAATGAGATCGCCGTTTAAGTTCCTGATTTCGCCAATTAACAACGAGCAATACGTAAACCAAATTGGCAATTTAATAGTCAACACAAGTATAGAAGAAGCCCAAGACGTGCAAAGAATTGGAATCGTTCAATCTTTGCCTTTTGGCTATTCCGGATTCATTAAAAAAGGTGACGCCGTAGTGGTCCAACACAATGTTTTTAGAATTACTTTTGATGATCGCGGAGTTCCAAGACAATCCGACAATTTCATTAAAGACAATTTATTCGGCGTTACTCCTGATATTATTTATGCAGTTATTCGAGATGGGAAAATAATGTCAAGCGACGATTATATTTTTGTAGAACCTATTGTCGAAGAAGATTTTTGGCTTGGAAAACAGACTTTAAAAAATCAAGGATTTGCCAAGTATGTAAACCCAAAAATGGAAGCACAAGGAGTGACCAAAGGAGTTCGAATTGCTTTCGGTAGTTTTTCAGAATATCTGTTTGAAATTTTTGGCGAGAAACTTTTTCTAATGAGGAATAAAAAAGTAATGGCTATTTTGGATTAAAAAAATAATTACCTTTACATCAGCAATAATGCTAAACACTAAAAAATAAAAATTATGTCAAGAATTAGAACTGTTGTACAGCAGACATCTAAAACCACAGCGGTAACTTGTAATGCGTACGACTCAGTAATCCAAACGGTTCCTTTAACAGATGCCGCGGACACCGAATTTCAATTTGTAGTAAACAACTCTGTAATCCAAGACATTACTGCAATTTTGATTAGCACAGAATATCCTTCTTTAACAGGGAATTCTTCAAGAGCAGTAACCTTAACAGGAACAAGCGGAACCGCAAATGTTGTGGTAGGAGGAACAAATTATTTAGCAACGTTTACTACAAACTTAACTACTTCGGCAGCTAATTTTGTAACTTCTCACGCGGCTACATTATTGGCTTTGGGAATTACAGTAACAGCAAATACAGGAGTATTAACTTTTGTAGCAGCAACCGCAACTTTCCCAACTATTACCGCAACTAATGTGTCAGGAGATTTGGGCGCGACAATTGCAGCAGTTTCAGCAGGAGCAACAACCGGTTCGCCAATTGTAGATTTAGTATCTTACGTTAGAGGCGCAATGACGGTAAGAGTAAGAAATTACGGCGTTTCGGCACTTAATAATTTTGTCAGATTTCATTTTAAAATTACTCACAATTGATAGTTTGTCAATTCAAAAAATTAAAGCCTTTCGAATAGAGAGGCTTTTTTATTTAAAAAATATTCTTATATTTGCAATGTAGTTACGGTTTGGCGACATAGTAACAAAAGTACACGCTTACGACCCTCGTTGAAGAAACAAATGCCAAACCTTGTTTTAGATTCGAGGGTTGTTTCGTTTAAAAAATTTAGATATGAAACAAATACCACTTTCACAAGGTTTATTCGCATTAGTTGACGACGAAGATTTTGAAGAATTAAATAAGTATAAATGGTATGCTTATAAGTCAAGAAATGCTTTTTATGCTGGTAGAAAATTAAGGCTTGGCGTAAACAAAAGACAAATTATTGTAATGCATCGTCAAATATTAGGATTAGAAGACCCTAATATTAAAGGTGACCACATTGACCACAACGGATTAAATAATCAACGCTACAATTTAAGACCTTCTACAAATGCTGAAAATACAAGAAATCAAAAACCTAAAAAAGGGTATTCTTCAAAATACAAAGGAGTTTGTTGGCATAAAAGAGACGAAAAATGGAACGCTACCATTTTTGCAGAAAACAAGAAAAAACACCTTGGGTATTTTACAAACGAGATAGAAGCGGCTAAGGCTTATGATGCGGCGGCTAAAATTTATTTTAAAGAATTTTCTTGTTTGAATTTTAAAGATTAATACGTTCGTATTTTAAAGTCTAAAGTTCTTTTTTCAGATTGTTGTGGCTTGTAACTTTTCCTATTAACTGCGACCAATGCATAACCCGAAGCAATGGAAATATCAAAATCAGTACGTTTGGCTATATTAAATTGCGCCCAATCTCGCAATGTTCTATTAAATGGCATTGCGCCAATTTCATTTTCTTCTCTTATTGGATGTAAATCATCGCCTTGCTCGTAATACCCGACGTATTTATTAATGTATGCTTCAATTGCTGTAGCGTGCATACTAATTACATCTTGGCTGTTTGAAGGCACCCCGCCAAGTAATTTTTCAGTAGGAGAAAGCCTACTTGTTTCTTTATCAAATCTAGTAAGAGAAAAGCCTCTGTAATTTCTGTTTTTAAAATGATACAAAAGCCTAGCTTTGTTACTTTCTACAAGTACTGGCATGCCATAGAATACACAAGCCATAAGAGCGTCCTCGAAGAAAATCTCTGCTGTTTGTGGTCTAGCAATATATTCTAAAAAAAAGAAATTATTTGGAATATTTTTCAAAGAAAAACCTGTTACTCCTGAAATTGCTCCTTTAGACCCTAAATCATATTCTGATCCATTTTCTGTATTTTCTAATTTAGCACCTGCCGTAGCATCGATGTCATAACTATCAATCGCCAAACAGCCTAAATCTTCATTTAACGGATGTCTACTTCTGCCTCCAAATTGATTGTTCTTTTCAATCCAACGATTTTGAAGCTCTTTCGGTGGCAACCAGGCAATTAAAAACCTTCCTTTATGATTTGGTCGCCAAACAACAATCGAATCTTTAATTCCGTTTTCCCATTCAAAATTCCCTCGAACTAAAGTATCTTCAATCTCTACATTATTATTATGCGCAATTTGGTCATTAAGTTTTTCAAGATTAAACAAACTCGATTTTGCTTCATCACGAAACGCTTCATCAATAGTCATTGGAAACGCTCTTAATTCTTCATTGTAAAGAATATCTGATTGTTTTCTTTTAGAACGTCTTCTGTTTTCTAAAAATTGAATTGAACCTTCGTAGATTTTTTCGCCATATACATTTACAAAATGTTCGCCTTCCGGAACTACTGTATGGCAAACTCCGTATTTGTCTGTGAACAATTCCATATTCTTATGAGCTGGCAAGAAAAAAGCGTACAGACCCGTTGAAGTACGTTTTGTATGAACGTCTCTTTTCGAAATAATGGAGCCTCGATACATTTTATAAAACGCAAAACCGCCTTTAGCCATTGGATTGACCGTGCTTCCAACGTATATTTTACCCACAACTCGACCTCCGTTTTCGATAGTTGGTGAAACCCTACCCCAATATGTTTCTAGTGAAAATGGCGGTAATGGTTTTGAGGCTTCGTCAATTAGCAAACGTGTCATTCTTTGTCCGTCATAAGCAGATTCAGTAGTAGTTTTCCAATTAAGCAAAGTGTTAAGGTAATCGTCGGTGTTATTGTCTTTTTTCTTCTTGGCCACTTTTGAAGAATCTGACGGCTTAGCAAATTCCACTTCTGTTTTACTATCAATTTTTCCTTTAATTACCGGTATGAAGAAAAAGGGTAAATTTTGAATACCATAAGTCATTTTAAGAAATGCTTCTTGGGCATCGTCACCTGTTTTGGAAATCATACCTAATTTAGCGTTGGCAATGCTTGTGCTGTCATTAATCATTTCGCAAATGATTTGGTACGTGAATCCGGTCCTTCTCGACTTGACGAAAAGTTCTCCAAGACATCGCGGATCTAAAACGCAAGCGCGCGTGAAATAAAACATTTCCAATTGTGCAAATCGGAAATCCATATATGAGCCGGTATCAAGCATTTTCACGTGTTGAAGCGCCATGTAGTGCGCAGGAGTTAAATAAACAGCCTCGCCTTTATTCATAAAGAAAACTCCTTCTCGCCTACGTTTGAATTCATTCATAATGAACTCATAGTACATATCTTCGTTTTCAGGAGTCAGTCCGCTTGGTAATTCTATTCGTCTCCAATATTGTTCTTCAATTGGCAAATTACTAAATAGAATTTCTTTTTTATTCTTTGGAGGAACCGGAAGCATAATATTCAATCCGTCAAGAGTAATCACTTTGCCTTTAGTGCCGAACGGGCAAATCATAACAGAATCAGTTTTTTCGTCATACCATTCTTTATGATAGTCTTTCGAAGGATAAAATTCTTGATTGGCAAATTTCTCAGGAAACGAACGTTTAAATTCACGCTCTTTGAAATCTAATAAATCGGCATCTAATTGAAGTTTCAAAGACAAAACTCCCGAATTTATTTCATTGATTGCTCTAAAAATAATTGGCTTACTTTTAATTGCGGTTCCATATTTTTCAGTATCTAATTCGCTAAATCCAATTTTTTTTCTTAATGCTTGACGTAATACTTCTATGGAGTTTTCACCTGATTTAATTAGCGAACTTGCGTGTTTTCTTAGCTTTTCTTGACTTGGAGCATTAGGGCTTTCTTGCCATAATTTTATCATTTCCTTGGTAGCCGAAAATGATTCAAGCCTAGATTTCATCAAATTTGCTAATTTATCATCGTCAACATCTAAAATGTTCACGCTTAAATTCATCCCTTCAATGGAATCTTTTATCGCGATTTCTATATCATCACTTAATCCTCGCATTTTAATTTCAATTTTAATTTAGAATAGTCAAAGATATAACAAAATATAAAAATATTATCGAAATGCGAAATGCTATAATAAATTATTATCTTTGTTTGAAAATACATTGATATATAATGGATAACGATAAACAAGGCTTGACCTTATCTTCAACAGTAGCTTTTCCAAGTCAGCTTGATTCATTTGAGAATAAGAAACAACAGTCTTGGGGCTATCAATTAGCACTCGCTATTCAAAATGAATGGTTTTTCGGCTACAATATTGCAAATCAGCAAATCAGCAAATTTTATACCCAACGTAACCAGCTAATCGAAAGAAGAATGTACGCAAAAGGTCTTCAAGACATGAAGCAGTACATGAAACAATTCGAAACAGAAGGTGATAAGTCATTTTTAAATTTATCTTCCAAGCCAATTTCTATAATTCCTAAATTAGTCGACGTTGTTGTAAATGGAATGTGTGATAGGGGATATTCTGTTAGAGCAACCGCTATTGACCCAGCTTCTACAGATGAACGAATTGCTTATAGAAAAAGAATTGAAGACGACCAAAACGCTAAAGATTTTATTATTGCTGCTAAGGAAAAGTTGGGAGTTGATGTAGGTAATTTGCCGATTGACCAAATTCCGGAGTCTAAATTAGAATTAGACTTGCATATGCAATTAGAGTATAAGCAATCAATAGAAATCTCAGAAGAATTGGCTATTGACCAAGTTTTTAAAGAAAACAGATTTGAAGACACTATTAATCGTCAAATTATAAACGATTTGGCAGTTTGTGGAATTGCGTGGGCTAAAAATAAATTCTGTCCCGATAGAGGTATTGTTTTAGAATATGTTAATCCGGAAAACAAAATACAATCATATACTGACGACCCTTTCTTTAGAGATTGTTTTTACCATGGTGAATTTAAAGTTGTTCCAATTAGCGAAGTTTTAATTGAGTTTCAATGGCTGAATGAACCGGGTAATGAAGCTAAAAAAGAGCAATTAGCGAGTTCGGCTGTTCAATGGTGGGATTATCACAGAATTTCCCAAGACCAAAGAATAAAAGGCACAACAAATGTGCTTTACTTCACTTACAAAACTACTAGAGACCGAGTAAAAAAAATCATTGATTTAGATTCTGGCGCTAAAGAAATTGGCGAATTCACAGAAGGCAAAAACAAGAAAAAAGATTTTAGAAAATACAAAACAGTTACCGTTGCAGAAGAAATACTTTTCGAAGGCGCGTTAGTTTTAGGTACCAATATTTTGCTTAAATGGGAGGTGTCCGAAAATATGTCACGCCCGAAATCAAATAAGCAAAAAGTAATTGATCAATACATCGGAAAAGCGCCAAACAAAGAAAGAGGTTACATTGATTCTTTAGTCGCTAGAATGATTCCGGTTGAAGACAAATTGAATATTTTAGAGTTAAAAGCCGAGCAAATTATTCAGAAAATACAGCCTGATGGATTTATTATTGATCCAGACGCAATTGCCGAATTAGATTTTGGAGGTGGTTCTGTATATACTCCTCAGAATATTATCGATATGTTCTTTCAAACTGGTAGTATTTTCGCAAGAAGTTTTGGTACAAATGGCGACCCAATGTACAGCAAGCCAATTACCGAATTAAGAACGGGAGATTCGCTAAATAAACTTCAAGCATTAAGAGTTGAAAGAGCAGGTTATTTAGAGTTAATGCGCGACGTTATTGGGCTAAACAGAGCCTCTGACGCATCAAATCCCGACAAAGATTCTTTAGTAGGTATTCAAAAACTCGCTGCGTTAAATAGCAATGTGGCAACTCGTCATATTTTAGACTCTGCAAAATACATTACCAAATTAACTGCGGAAGCCGTAAGTTACAGAATAGGCGATTTGCTAAAATATTCAGATTTAAAAGAAGATTTTGCAAGAAAAATTGGCGCAACTGCCGTAATGGATTTGGAAGAAATCAAGAAATTGCATTTATTCGAGTTTGGAATATTCATCGATTTATACTTAGACATTGAAGAAAAAGCCAAATTGGAAGCAGATTTGTCGGTTGAAATCGCTAATGGCACTTTGAGTTTTGCTGATAAATACAAAATATTGTCAATTCCTAATTTCAAGTATGCTGTAAATTATGCTTCTATTTTGAGAGAAAAACGAATGAAAGAGATTCAGAAGGCAAAAATGGAAGAAATTCAAGCGCAATCTCAAGCAAATGCTCAGTCGGCACAAGCAGCAGAAGGCGCAAGACAGCAGACGGCGCAAATTGTGGGGCAAATTGAAATGCAAAAACAAGAATTGGTTAATCAAGGATTAATTCAAAAAGAGCAAATAAAAGGCTTAGAAGAAAGACAAACTTTAGAAACTAAATTCTTAGGAGAATTTCAAATTGCCCAAGTAGAAGCAGGAGCGCAAGTAAATAAATTAAATGCTCAAGAAGACCGTAAGGACGAAAGAATTACAAAGCAAGCTTCTCAGCAAAGCAAATTGATTGACCAAAGAGCAAAAGACAAAGAACCAATTGATTTTGAAAAAGAAGAAGTCAACGAAGAAATATTCGAATTAGAAGATTAACCATAAAAAAACAATCATGGCAAAGAAACAAAAAGTAGAAAAGAAAATCCCAACAAGAATAGAGTTGGTTCAAGCAAAAATCCCTTTTAAAACAGAAGGTGCAAATGTGTATTTTTCGGTAAAAGATTTGAAAAATAAATATCCGTTCTTGACAAATCACGATCACGACGAAAAGAAATTTGATGATGGATTCGTTGGAATTATGATTCAAGACTTACAAATAGAAAAATAAAACAAAACCCTATCAATTACGATAGGGTTTTTCATTTCCGCTGAAATGTAAGCGTACTCAATTTAATAATCACTCTTTTGGCTAACGCCCTCTCTGGATTTTGTGGAGAAGAACGGCTTCGAACCGCTGACCTATGACTGTTACACCTCTTTTGAGGTTGGTCTTTCAAACCATTATTGGCAATCTGCTCTACCCACTGAGCTACTCCCCCAATTTAGGGAGTTTTTCGCACTCCCAAGTTTCGTAACTATGCGCTCATTCTTAATGGCTCATTGTTAAGTTGTATAACTTTTACAGTTAATTTTTTTGTTCTACTTACTACTTACTTTTTTGCTGTCAAAACCAAGCACCCCCATAATCAGTCATTTATATATCGGCTGACCAAACCAAACACACTACACGGCACGTTTTGTGGAAGTGGGGAGAGTCGAACTCCCGTCCAAACAAATTTCATTAGTATATTAACGAACGAAACAAATTTACCAATTTTAATCAATTTGGCAAGTACGATAGAAAAATAATATCAAAATGTTTTTTATCATAAAGTTTTTTTATCTTTGTCAATAAATTCATAATCTAAATTCAAATCACAATGCCAGAAGAAATAGAAAAAATCGAACCTACTGAAGTTGTAGAAACAACAGTAGAGCAACCGATGACCGAAGAAGTTATTAAGCCGTGGACTACGGTAGACGATTCGCCAGAAATTCATCCTTCTTTTTTAGAACAACCGAAAGTTGAAGAAGTAGTTGAACAAGTGGTTGAGGTTGAAGAAGAAAAACCTATCGTTGAAAAACCAATTGAACAAGAAGTTGCTCCTTTGGTTATTGACGAAAACGTTATTCTAAAAGAACTGAATGAAAAATACGGGTTTGACGCAAAATCTTTGGATGATTTAAAACCTAAAGAAATTGCCAAATTAGATCCGGAAGCCGAAAAGTATTTAGAGTACAAAAAAGAAACAAACGGCAGAAGTTACCAAGATTTTTTGGAGACACAAAAGGACTGGTCCGCCGAACCAAAAGAAAACATTCTATTGCAAAATTTAAGATTGGAAAACCCAACTCTTACTGATAAGCAAATTGAAAGATTGTATCAAAAAGAGTATGTTACTTCCGAATACGCTGATGAAGATGAAATCACGGACAAGGAAATTAATATAGAAAGAGATTATCAAAAAGGTCTTAAACTTTTAGAAAGTCAAAAAGAAAAGTACAAAGTCGTTAAGGGTCTTGACGAATCGATACCAGAAGACTTTAAAAAAGCTAAAGAATTTGCTGATAGTTACATTAAACAACAAGAAGAAAACAAAGTTGCTTTCGAGCAGACGGCTAAAGATTTTCAAGCAAAGACTGACCAAGTTTTTTCTTCAAATTTTGAAGGTTTCAAAGTTAAAGTAGGAGACGAAGAATTCAGTATTAAGCCTGATGATGTACAAGAAACAAAAAGTACACTTTCTGATTTGAGCAATTTCGACAAAAAATTCTTTGACGAATCCGGTAAGTTGAAAGACCCGCAAGGATATTACAAAGCATTGCATTTTGCTATGAACCCTGAAAAAGTCGCCGAACATTTCATTAAAATTGGAATGGCAAAACAACTTGAAATTGAAGAAAAAGAATCCAAAAACATCGTAGTTGATGGAGTGAAAAACATTCAAACGGGTAGCCAAATCAAGCAATGGAAAGTCCTAAAAGAAGGAGAATAAAAGTTTTCGCGTTGTTGTTTTAACCAAAGTAAAAAGATAAAAACAACCAAAAAATTAAGAAAAAATGGGATTATTAAATGTTCCTGGAGTTATTTTAACTCCTTCGCCTACAAAAGTTCCTACTCCGACTAATTATATTAGCGATGACGAGTATAACTTATTGACTCAGTATATTCCTGAGTTGGAAGCTCAAATTGTTGACCGTTTCGGTTCGCAAATGATTACTGGTATGCTTGCCGAATTAGGCAAAGAAAGTCCGTTTCAAGCGGATTTAATTAAATGGAACGAAGAAGGTCGTCTTACCCAATTGGCAGAAGGCGTTACTCGTTCATCTGATGTATTTACATCAACTGCGCACACTTTCAGACTTAACGAACTTATTTCTGTTAGAAATGCCGATGGTTCTGTAGTTAAAAAAGGTCAAGTTACTGCTGTTACAACTAACGGATTCACCGCTTTATGTGGTACAGGAACTTGGACAGATGTAGGTACTACCGGTCTTACTGTTTACGCTTTCTCTAACGAATATGCTAAAGGTGCCGAATTTTTAGGTGGTGGTTTGAATAGCCAAGTTGAGCAATTCACTCAAAAACCAGTAATTATTAGAGAATATTTGAAAGAAACTCGTTCTAACTTAGCGTTACGTACTTGGGTTGACACTGGATCTGGTTACTTATGGTACTTCAAAAACTTAGATGACACTAAAAAACGTTTCAATAACGCTGTCGAAAATGGTCTTATTTTAGGTCAAAATTGGGATGGAGATTTGTTAGCTGCAGGTGTTGAAGGTACTCAAGGTTTATTCTCTTGTGCTGACGAAGGAAACATTTTTGAAGGGCCAGCGGTTGACTTGGATGATTTCGATTCAATCATTGACAGATTTAACGCTCAAGGTATGATTTCAGAAAATTATATCTACGGTACTTCTGCTCAAAACCGTTTGATTGACCGTATGATTAAAGCTGAAAACGTTACGGGTTCTGCTTGGGGTGCTTTCGACAATAAAGAACAAGGTATCAAGTTAGGATTTAAAGATTTCAATTATGGAAATTACAATTTCTACAAAACTAATTGGAGATTACTAGACAATCCTATTGGGGAGGGTTCTGCTGTTGGAGCAACTAAAACTCACGCAATCTTTATTCCTTCTGCATCTAAAAAAGTTTATGATGTAATGGAAGGGAAATCTGCTACCGTGCCAATGCTTCATGTTAAATACAGAGCGTCTTCTATCGTAAATCGTAAGTATGAACTAGCGATGCGTGACTGGAGTCAAGGAACGAATAGAGCCGATGTGAAGGAGACTGAATTTTTGACAGAGCGCGCTCTCGTTGTTACGGGGCGTAACAACCTTCTCATTTGTAAAGGGTGATAAACGCTTATCTATTAGTTATTTAGAATATAAAAACCTCTCTTTTGAGAGGTTTTTTTTATGCGGTTGCGCCTGGATTTTTAAGTAACATATCTTGAAAAGCATTACTAGCTTCTATTTCTGTTTTATAAACCCCGATGTGTTTTAATTTTCCGTTTATTTTTATTTTTGCTCCCCAATTATTTGTTGTTAGTCTATAAGTAACTCCTTTGTATTTTGATGAAAAAACTTTTTTAGGAGGCAATTCTCCTTTTTCTTCCCAATTTTTTAAAGCCAATTGATAGGCATTAGAAGCGTCAATTTCATTAACAAAAGCGCCTAAATGTATTTTTTTTGTGTTTATACATATTGAAGCGCAAAATTTATTATGTGTTTGATGAAAATATACTCCCGTAAATTTACTTGTGCCTTCTTTTTTGTCTTTAGAACTATTATTTCTATGAGTGATAATTTGCAAATTTACTAATCTATTGTCTAAAGGATTATTATTATAGTGGTCGACTACGAGCCTAGTCGTTCCGTCTGGAATATGATTTAAAAAAGTAATCCCCATTAATATTTGTATCTCAAAAGAAACAGCAACTCCTTCCTTAGATAAATTAACAGACAAATAATATTTAGATTTTGATTGAACTAAAATTCTATTTTTTATAAGATACAATCCGTGTAGATTATTAACATACCTACTCAAAGACTTAATTCTTCCCAAATCACTTGCTTGATACAGTCCCTCATAATCCGGAATATCTTTCCACTCTTCTTGGCAAACCAAGCCGTTTTCATTAACGTAAAACAGCGATTCTAAACTTTTGTTTTTGTAATATTCTATCATATCTTAAAAATAAAAAAGCACCCGGTTAAAGGTGCTTTAGATTAGTTTTCGGTTGCGTACAACTTCATACGCTAATATTTAATGAGGATGGTCCTAGACTACAAATGTAAATAAAAAATTTATTCTATTGCAACTATATAAAAATAATATTGAAAGTCATATCGTTATAGATTTTTTCTATCTTTGCTTAAATAATTAAAAATCTTAAATTAAATCAAAATGGAAACAGCAGAAAAAAAGCATTGGAAAACTCTTGAAAAAGAGGCAAAAGAAAAAGAAGACGCTAAAAAGTTAGCCGAACAAAACGCTGAAACGGTGAATCAAGAACAAGCGAATAAAACCGAAGTCGTTGATGAAATTCTTGAAAAACCTATGCAAGAAAACGTTGAAGAAAAAGAGCCAAGTATTCCTTTATCTCAAGTAGGAGATTTGGTTGCTAAAGAAGTTGCAAAAGCAATGGCAAATTTGCCAAAACAAGAGATTGAAAAACCTGCAGAAGTCGTAAAAGAAACTTACAAACCATTATCTACCAAAGAAGAAAACTTTGACGAGATTCCAGGACTTGAAGATTTCGAAGTAAAAGACAGAATGTATGTTCTGTGCAACAATCAAAAACCACCATCGCGAGGAATCAGAAATAGAAGTAAAGCGCCATTGAGTCCTTTGACTTATTTGAATCCGCAAACCAAACAAACTTCTGCGTTGCGTTATTCAGTAAATCAAGTTTCTTTTTTCATGGAGAAACAAAAAGGTGATGTTGTAGTTACCCCGATTGAGTTCAAAAATGGAATGTTGAAAACCAACAAAAACGAAATTCCACTTCAAAAGTTCTTGGCAATTCACCCAGACAACAAAGCAAACGGCGGTTCTATTTTTGAAGAATATGATCCGGCCAAAGAAGCAAGCATTGAAATTGAAAAAGAAGACAGATTGTTCGAAGCGCAAAGTTTGGTTCGTTCAATTAGTCCAATTAAGCAAGATGCCGTTGCAAGATTGATGTGTTCTGATTACAAAGAAGAATGGGTTCCTGCTGAATTGAAACGTTCTTTGTATAGTGCTGTGGCGAAAAGTCCTGCTAAATTCTTACAATTGGCAAATCAACCGTCACTCGAAGTCAAAGGCGTGGCGAAAACTGCATTATATCGAGGAATTATCAATTACAGCAATTACAAATGGCTGAATGACAACAAAGAAGTTTTAGTAGAAGTTTCAAGAAACGTTGATGAATATGACGCAATTGCCGAATATTTAATGTCAGGAAAAGGAATGGCATTCTATGAATACCTAAAACAAGCTATTGGATAATCGTTAATCGATGTATATTAAAAAAGCCATTCTTAACCGAGTGGCTTTTTTTATTATTGAAAGTCAAACACCTACTAAATTTTTCTATCTTTGTTGTAAATTAATAGCAATGAGCGCATCAAACCCATTTGAATATTACTCTGACGAAGATAAGCATGGTGAATATCAATTTATTCCACTCGAGCAAATCGTAAATAACTTCACTCAAAACTATTTAGGTGATGATACTTTGCACGGAAATATTCCTCGTTCGAAAGTTATTTATCAAGCAAAACAAGGTATTCGAGAATTTACTTTTGGCGCATTGAAAAGTCCTAAAGTAGTAGAATTGGAATTAGGTGATAACCTCGATATTATTAAACCGCCCGATTACGTTGATTACATTAGAATTTCTTGGGTAAACAAAGAAACTGGTCAAATTCATCCAATGTCCGTAAATAATAAAACGCCATTAGGAGTTGCTTATTTGCAAGATAATTCAGCAGAGATACTATTTGATAATACGGGAGATATTTTGATTGGAACAACCGCTATTGAGCATATCAACGATGTTAAAAAGCATCACAATGCAGATAATTTGGGTAATTGCGGATTTTACGGCAGTTACGGTTGGGGAAATTGGTACAATATCAATACAAATTGGCGATTAGACACTACGTTAAATGCCAATGGAACTTTTAATGTTGATGAAAAAAGAATTCATTTTAGTTCTGAAAGTGCCGATAGAATTATTTTGTTGGAATACATTTCGGACGGGAATGAACTTTTAGAAAAAGACATGAAAATTCACAAGTTTTGTGAATCGGCGCTGTATGATTTTATCAATCATAAACTTTCTCAAAATTCTATAAGATTGCCCGATTACGAGAAAAGAAATATTAAAAAAGCGTTTGATACGTCTTATAGAAATGCGCGCGTTAGAATGCTTCAAATCAAGCCAAACGAGTTCATACAGCAATTTAAACAAGGAAAAATCTGGGTAAGGTAGTATGACACAAATAAAAAACATATTTGCTAAGGGTACAATCCAGAAGGATTTGGACGAAAGATTCGTTTCGCCCGACGAACTTATCGATGCTGAAAACGCTATTGTAATAACTTCTGAAGGTTCTAATGCCGGTGTTTTAAAAAACGTTACCGGTAATGTAAAAAAGACAAATCTAAATATTGCCGGTGCTAAAACAATTGGTCACGGCGTTTTGCCTTCAAAAAGCAAAGTTTACAATTTAATTTCTGGAAGTGCTCACGATTACATTATCGAAACAGATGTTATTACTTGGAATTCAGAAGTTGTTGCGCAGTCTTCAATTGGCGGAGTGCTTAATTTTAATCCAAACGTAAGAATAACCAACGTAGATATTATCATTGACCCTGAAGGTGGTGGTGATATTTTATTGTTTTCAGGAGCAGGTTATAGATTGGGGTGTTTGAATATTGATATTGCTAAAACTTGGGCAATTGACGGATTTACAGAAAATGAAATCTCATTAATGAAACCTTCTCCAATATTCGCTCCTGACATTGTGCTTACTACAACAATTGAAGAAGATAATTTTTTAGAAGATAAATTTATTTGCTTTGCGTATCGCTATAAATACGTTGGCGGTTTTTATTCAGCTCCTAGTTCTTGGAGTAAAATAGCGTTTCAACCTAAAGATTTCCAACTTGATTTTCAAACAAATGAAAATAATGGAATGGTTAATATTGCTAATGCAGCAGACGTTTCATTTAATGTTGGACCAAAAGAAGTTATCGCAGTAGATTTATTATTTAGAGAAAGCGACCATCAAACTATTTACGTAATTGAGCAATTTATCAAATCTGAACAGCCTACTTGGACAGATAATTCAATTCAATCTTATACATTTAGCAAGAGTAAAATATTTTCTATTTTGCCCGAGGATCAATTTTTCAGAAACTTTGATAACGTTCCTTTGTCGGCAATCGCACAATCTGTAATTGGAAACAGAATTACTTATGCAAATTTTTTAGAAGGGAGAAATATTGAAGAAAAAATTGATTTCGACGTATCTTTAAATGTTTCGAGCGCAATCGCAGATGAAAAAAATGCTGAAATTATTAATTTTGTAAACGATGCAGAAACATATTCTAATTTAGTTGATTTTGTTGAAGGAATTCAAAACGGAGGGTATTTTCCCGTTGACCAAATGAATTACGAAACAAATACGATTGAAGTTGATTTAGCAGGTTCTAGTTCAGATTTGGCTACTTTCACAATAGATATAAATCCAAAGCCTGGTTACGATTCAATTCCTTATAACATTTATATAAAAGACGGTGTAACAATTTTAGATAGTTGGCTGAACGTGTCTGGCTCTATAACGAGGCTTTACACTACGGCTGTAGATATCAATGCTCAAATTTACATTACTTCTGCATTAGGATTTATATACGAGTTCAAATTGGATTATTATTTAACAGGTGTTGCGGGCCTTATTTCAAGATATGATTATTTCGCTTACAATCAACTCGCATATCCTAATTCAACAGGATTCCCATCAACATTAGTTGGAGATACTGTAATTGACATAATTGCCGAATTTGACCTAACAGGAGTCGCTTTTACAAAAGGCAAACAACTACTTATCGATTTTGAGCTAAAATCATCTTTGGTGGACAATTTTACGGCTTCTGTAACGTTTTTCTATAACATAACTCAGGACTACCCTGATTTAGCTACTTTTATTGCCAATTCTTCTTTTCAACAGCAATTACAGCAATTGTTTTCTTTAAACTTTAGAGCTAATGAACTAAGCAATGCAGGAACAATAGTTTCTTATGAGGGCTTTTTGCTTACCGTTTCAGGGAATATTATATCAATAACAACTCCGAAGGTAGTTTACAGCATTACAGAACCATCGACGGTTGTAGAAGATAAAAACGAGTTTTATCTAATAGAAGATTCTTTATTTTACAGCACTACTAAAAATGGATTTGCTTCAAGGCATTCAAATAGGGACAATGAAGTAGGGCTAATCTATATGGATGCCGAAGGAAGAAAATCAACGGTTTTGGTTTGTTCTGAAAACTCAATACATATTCCCGCTCAGAATAGCGATTTAATAAGCATTCTTAGTGTTAAAATAAACAACGCTCCTCCTTCTTGGGCAAAATACTACAAGTTTGCAATCAAACAAACTTCTAGGAATTACGAAACCATTTACGGGAATGTGGTGTATGCTGAGGGGGTTTTTCGGTGGATTAAATTAATTGGAGGCGATAAAGGAAAAGTTTCAGAGGGAGATTTGCTTATTGTCAAAAGAGATTATTCTGGACCATTAGAAACACTACAAAAAGTGAAAGTGCTAGAAGTCGTTGAAAAAGAGGTAAATTTTATCTCCGGCAACTCAATATCATCGGGTGCTCAATTATTAGAAGAATCTGGTCTTTATTTTAAAATAAAACAAGGAAACTTTGACACCAACATAACATCTAGTGATTTTCTAACTTTTAGAGGACATCTTAAAAGAAGATATGCTTCAAGGTCTTTTGTAACTACGAAGCCAATTTTCGGGACAATTGACAGTTCTAATGTTTATACTCCATACGAAGTTAAAGGGGGTTCAAGAATGCGATTTTTTGTTCAAATACAAGCCTTTGGAAAGATTGCATTTCTTCATGTATACGTAAAAGAAACTGTTGCTCAAGCCGATTATGTCGATGTGGAGGCGTGGTTTAATGCGGAAATAGATATTTTAGACGATTGGAATACTTTTGCCGATAATTATTTAAAAGATTATCAATTTACTACTGACGGAAAAAATTTCCAAGTTAAACCATGGAGAGACGGAACTGCATCAAGAGATATTATTACCGACGTTGGATTTGATGTTAATTTTTCAGGAGGTACTTTAGTATTTGAAACTGAGCCACTCGTTCAGTTGAATTCTTCTTTTTTTGAAACTCCTGAAACGTTTACAATTGTCGATGGACAACACGAATTTATAAACCACGTTTTAGACGATGCTTTTAATTGTTTCTCTTTCGGAAATGGTGTGGAGAGCTATAAAATAAGAGATTCTATTACCGGAAAATCTTTTTCTGTTGATTCTAACCCTAGCGGTGTAAATATAGAAGGCTATAAACAAATAAGAAGATTTAAAGATATTACCTGGTCTGAAGTATTTAATTCAAATACAAGTGTAAATAGGCTAAACGAATTTAATTTGTCCAATGGAAACTTCAAGGACGATATGGAAGCATCTTACGGTCCTATTTATAAAATGCGTGGTAAAGACACAAATTTAGAAGTTTGCCAAGAAGACAGAGATTCTCTTGTATTCTACGGAAAAGATATGCTTTTCAATGCCGATGGCACCACGAACTTATCGCGTATTCAAGAAGTCTTAGGACAGCAAAAAGTTTACGATGGAGAGTATGGAATATCGACTCATGCCGATAGTTATGATTATTACGAAAACACTTCATACCATACTGATTTTAAGCGTGGCGTTGTTGTTAAAAAAGGAGGAAACGGACTGTTTGAGATTTCTTCTTTAGGAATGAGAACGTATTTCAAAAAACTATTCAGAGATAATACGATAAATGAGATAATTGGCCGATACGATCAATTTTACGATTACTATTTACTCAACATAAAATACACCGACAAAGATAATGTTTCAAGATATGTAACTTGGGCGTTTTCAGATAAAGTTAATGGTTGGCTGACAAGGCTTACTTTTAATCCGGAAGATATGTGTAGAGTAAATTCTCAATTTATTTCATTTAAAAACGGTGAAATTTGGTTGCATAATTCAGACAATTTGTTCAATACTTTTTATGGAGTAGAGTCGGACACTAATTTCAAATTCAATTTTAGTCAAGAACCGAGTACGAGAAAAATCCATAAAGCCATATCAATTGAAGGAACCACTAATTTGCAAATTGCGTGCGAAACAGACTTAGAAAAAGGGTATATAAACAAATTAGACTTCGAAAAGAAAGAAGGCGTATGGTACGCGTATGTAAGAGGTAAAAACGGAGAATTAAATACTTCTCAGTTAAGTTTTCAAGGTATTGGAGAAGCGACTGTCAATGGATTAGTTTTGGAGTTTGATTTTGAATTGGAATCTATTATTTCCGTTGGAGATGTGGTTTTAAATTCAAATTTGCAAATTGTAGGTACGATTTTAAGCAAAACCATTAATTCATTAACTTTAGACACGGTAAACAATATTGTTTCGGGAGATTTCGTATTGGCTTCAAAACCAGAAAGCGCTGAAAAACAAGGATTGGTTGGATATTTTATGCAAGTAGAGGCTTCTTTCTCAAGCAATACACAACAAGAAATTTATGCTTTGAACGCAGAGGTGATAAAGTCCTATATGTAAAATTACTATATTTGTAAAAGCAAATTAATTATATGTCGTTCATTGTAAAACAAGTAAAGAAAGAGGATATTTATTCCGATTATGAAAGAATGAGTGCTTTGCATCATTTTACTGCTTGGAATATTGATTTATTACCCGAATACGCGTTTGTTTGTTTTAAAGATGAATTGCCTATTTATATGGTTTGGTTCTGGTTTACAAACAGCAAAACCGCAATAGTTACGTTTATACTTTCAAACAAAGGTGTGAATTACAAAAAAAGAATTGGGGGAATACAATTTTTACTAACAAAAGTTATCGAATACGCCAAAAAGAAAAAGCAAAAAATGATGTATTTTCCGACTTCAAATCAAGAAGTTGCAAATATTTTATTAGAATTTGGTTTTGTTGAGGGCGATAAGGGATTTGGTCAATTTTTTATAAAATTATAGAATTATGGGGAAAGTAGCATCGGCAATAGGAGGAGCAAATCCATACATAGCAGGAGGTCAAGCTCTACTTAATACAGGACTAGGGTTGGCTCAAATGATTTCAGGATCAAAAGAAAAACGTAATGCTCAAAGAGCGTTGGAAAATTATCAGCGCCAACAGTTAGAAAACGTTCAGAAAGACCGAACAGTTTCTACTTTAGGTTCAGATTTGCAACGAGAAGAACAAGCTCGTTTAGCCTCAACTCAAGTTGCTGCTTTGCAAGGCGGGGGAACCCGTACGTTGATTGGAGGATTAGGTCGTGTTGAGGCTGGTAATCAAAGAGTTAATCAGCAAATTTCAGCAGATTTAGATATGCAACAAAAAGAAATAGATGCCGCAATTGCTCAAGACCAAGCAAATATACGCGGGATGCAAGAAAATCGTGAAAATGCCGATATAGCAGCGTTGTCTTCTCAATACATGGCAGGAAAGCAAGACCAAAATACAGGAATGGGGAATATTATTCAAGGCGCGGGAATGTTTGGAAATGCGATTGGCGGAATGGTAAATGCAAATCGTTCTGTGGTAAATGGCGTAAATGGTTATTCTGTAAGCGGTACTGCAACGGGCCCAAATACTCCAATGAGTGATGCAAGTATGCGATTTGCGCCAGAATCAGGATATGGCAATGCGCCAATTCTAACAAATCCCGCATACAATCCACAAAATTTCGGACCGCAAAACGCTTACGGAGTATTTAATCAACGATACCCATACGGTAATGTGTATGGACCACAACAACCTTAATTAATTATGGAAAACACAAAAAAAAGATTTGATGAATTATCGGCTTTTTTTAATAAAAAAGGCAATGAAAATATAAAAGCAGAGCAACTAATTGAAAAAGATGCTCCAATTGGATTCGTTATAGATATTGATTCTTTTACGGATAGTCAAATTAAAGAGTTTAATAAATTAGACCGTAAATTTAAAAACCAATAAAATACGTCATTAAAAAAAATTATTTTTTAATTTAAATTCTATCAAGGCTTCGTTAGCCAATTCAGGACTTTCAAATCCATATTGCGAATACCTTTTTCCTTTAAATTTAAATATGAACTTAAATGTGTCCCAATTAGGATAAATGTTTTTATATCCTGTTTTAGCGGTTTTTAAAACTTTAACCATGTGGGAAATATCTTCTCCTTTTTCCAACAATTCACAAGCGTTTTTAAATTTTTCTCCAGCTTCTTGCGCGGTTGAGTAAACTCCTAAATCTCTACCAATATAATCTACAACTATTCTAGCTCTAAATTTGTTTGTTTTAGAATCGTAGCTAACTCCTGTATATCCTGTCTTGTTTATTTTGTCTTTAGAATTGTTTTTTCTCTGCGTTATAATTTGTAAATTAAAAATACTGTTGTCAAATCTCCTTTTATTTATTTTATGATCTACAATTTTTTTGTTACCACAAGGAACAAAATTTAAGAACATTGAAGCGATTAAAACGTGTAAGGATAAATATTCATTAACACCATCCTTATGAGGATAAAATAATATATACCCGTTTTTTCCTATGCTTTGTTTTAATATTTTTTCTTTTTGAATTCTGAGGCCCATTTTGCCCTTAACATATCTTTCTAATGATTTTAATCTACCTAAATTAGATGCCTGATAATAACCTTCATAGTTAGGAATGTCTCTCCATTCTTCTTGACAAACTAAGCCGTTTTCGTCAACATAAAATAAATTTTCTAAACTTAAATTCTTGTAATACTCAATCATAATGCTATAATTTTAAACACAAAACCCATATAATCAAACAGGCTTCGACATCTGTTCTCTTATACGGGCAATGTATTTTTCTTTTCGTGTTGTTTAGTTACTGTGTCGAAGCATAACTGAAGCAAAGATAGGAAATATTTTTTATTGACAAATTATATTATAAAAATATTTATCTTTGAACTATTAAATACAAGATTATGCCAGCAATTGGATCTAGAGGAAGTTACGCTGTCGACAAACCAGTTCAAGACACCATTGGTGATGCTTTGCGCCACACCGAGCAAATGAGTTTTCGGTACAAGGAAGAAGCTGAAAAAGCAAAGGCATTAAAAAAATTAGAGGAAGATGCCAAGTTAAAAGATTATGCTGATTGGGACGGTAAATTTGATCCAAAAATAATCGGTAATTCTAGCATTGACGACCCGTTAATAGGAATGGCTATGAAAGCCAAACAAAGAGCAGCAGACATCAGCAGAGAATTATACAATACTACCGATTTTAATAAAAAGGCGGCGCTAATGTCTGAAAGAAACAAGTTGCTGCAGTCTTTTGATATTGCCAACCAAACTCCTGTTTTGATAAAAGAAAAAGTCAAAAACCTACAAGAAGGAATTGAAAAAGGTAAGTACAATCCTAGAGATGTTGATTTTATAGAAAAGATTGCTAAAAATTTAGAAACAGGCAAATACGAGTTGGATTATAATGACAGAGGTGTCGCTTCGGTTAAAATTTACGATACAGACGAAAACGGAAAACCTACTGGTGTTTTAAAAGAAACTTCTTTAGGAGATTTAGCCAATGCTTTTCAACCAAAATTAGCTTTTAGCTATGAAAAGTACAAAGATGATACTTTAAAAAACGTAAAGCCTGATGAATATGGTACTCAAAAAGGCGCTGTCATTATCGAAGGTAAAAGAATCAGTCCTAAAAACATAGAACAGTCTAAAACTTACGCCGACGTTATTATAAATGACCCAAATAAACTTTATGAGGCGCAATTCTTATTTAAGGAAAATGACCCTGAAAAGTTGCGTATTAAGCTAGAAAAAGATTTT